CTGTGACTGTGCTGATCACAACTGGCTACGTTACCAATATCTTTTATCGTTAAGCATTGCATTTGCGTGACAAATCTGTTAAACTGTACAGATGCTTGACATCCTTGCTTATCTACCTGCAAAAAAGAAACAGACGCCTAGTGGTTGGTTGAGTTTCAATGCGGTATGTTGTCAGCACAACGGTTCAACACAGGATCGCCGAGGCAGAGGTGGACTCAAAGCCACAGAGCAAGGTTGGAGTTATCACTGTTTCAACTGTAGTTACACAGCCAGTTTTATCTTGGGTCGTACTGTAAGTTACAAAGCTCGAAAACTCCTGGGCTGGATGGGTGTTCCAGAGATGGAAATAGAGATGTTGAATCTGGAGAGCCTGCGACATCGAAGCATCAATGGCATCTTAGAAGATCGACAACAGATGTGGAACACATTGAGCGGTGTTTCATTTGAAGAACGAGACTTGCCACCATTTGCTGAATTGCTGACACCTGAACACAAGTTTTATTGGAACTATGTGCGTGGCAGGCATGTGCCCGAAGACTTTCCGGTCATGGTGCAGATACAAAATGATGGCATACACTGGACAAGATTGCATGTGGTCATACCATTCACCTACGACAACAAAATTGTGGGATACACCTGTAGATTTTTAGATGACCGGCAACCCAAGTTTATCAGTGACAGTCAACCTGGTTATGTGTTTGGCACAGACTTACAACCTACAGATTGGCAGCATGTGATTGTAACCGAAGGCATCTTTGATGCACTCAGCATAGGTGGTGTGGCAGTGATGCACAATACCATAAATGATGCACAAGTTAGATTGATACGCAGTCTAGACAAACAGATCACAGTGGTACCAGATCAAGACAAGGCAGGCGTTGAATTAATTGACCGTGCAGTGGAACTGGGTTGGGCAGTGAGCATACCAGACTGGCCTGCAGGCTGCAAAGACGTCAACGATGCGGTGATAAAGTTGGGCCGATTAGGTGCCCTGCTAACTATAATGCAATCGCGAGAGACCAGTAGAATCAAGATAGAACTAAGGAAAAAAGCACTTGTTAAAAGACTACAATAGACTTTGGGTATTTGGTGATAGTTATACAACCCCAGATTTTTGTGTAAGCCCACAAGATAGTTTCTGGGGACTAACTGCCAAACATTTAAATGCTAAAGAAATTATAAACTGTTCATGGCCAGGTAACAGTTTTAGCAGTGTTTGTCACTTGCTGGTGGGCATGCAACAGCAATTTAATTTCAATCAAGACTTTTTTATAATTGGAGTACCTCCTCTAGAACGACTAACAGTTTTTGACAATTTTAAAAATACCAAATATAATGCTAAATGTTTTAAAACTGATACCTGGAGTAAAACACAGCAACGACTTGACTGTCACACAGGATTGCAAATAATAAGAGGTCACGAAGCCCAACAAATGGTTGTTTATGAAGACCGTTCCTGGACTGAGACTCAAGCATTGACAACATTGTTTTTAATAACTACCTGGTTGGATTCCGTCAATGCAAATTATTTGGTAGTGAATCTAGGCAAGCCACTCGATGCCAACAATAAATGGGGGCCAAGTGAATTTGTATTGCCATTTTGTCAAAATCACAGTAGATGCATACTGTTTGAAGATACCTATTACTCGGTGAATGTAAACCTCAACAAGCCAGCAGATTTCAAACAACACGGATGGCAGGGACATCACGGACCAGCAGGCAACGCACATTTTTTTGAGACCAGTGTAAAGGGAAGACTTTGTTAAAAGAATACGGACTTGACGTTCAGCGACTATTTTTAGAAATGATGTTGGAAGACGCACAGAGCTATGTGCGTGTGCAGAATATCTACAACCCACAGAACTTTGATAAAAGTTTGCGACCAGCGGCTGAGTTCATAAAAGAACACTCGGACAAGTTTAAAACCCTGCCTGAACGCACACAGATTAGTGCCGCAACTGGTGTAAAACTACAACCAGTGCCGGACTTGAACGAAGGCCACTACGACTGGTTCATGAGTGAGTTTGAAAGTTTTACCAAGCGCCAAGAACTTGAACGTGCTATTTTGAAGTCAGCAGACTTGTTGGAAAAGGGTGACTTTGAGCCAGTTGAAAAACTGATCAAGGATGCGGTACAGATATCATTGACCAAAGACTTGGGCATGGACTTCTGGTATGATCCTGAAGGCATGCTCACACGTTACTTTGACTCTGGCGGACAAGTGTCAACAGGTTGGCCGCAAATGGACCGACTACTGTATGGCGGGTTTAGTCGTGGTGAACTCAATATCTTTGCAGGTGGATCAGGCTCAGGCAAGTCACTTGTGATGATGAACATTGCACTGAACTGGGTACAACAGGGATTGCATGGTGTGTACATCACGCTGGAGTTGAGTGAAGAACTCACAGGTTTGCGTACAGCGGCTATGTTGACAGACATGAGCACCAAAGACATTCGACGCGACAAAGATGCGGCAGCAATCAAGATCAAAATGATTGGACGCAAAGCAGGTAGTTATCAGGTCAAAGCATTGCCGGCACAAAGCAACATCAATGACATACGTGCGTTTTTGAAAGAATATCAAATCAAAACAGGGCACAAAGTAGACTTTATCATGATTGACTACTTGGACTTGCTGATGCCTGTGAGTGCCAAAGTCAGCCCCAACGACTTGTTTGTTAAAGACAAGTATGTGAGTGAAGAATTGCGCAACTTGGCCAAAGAACTGGGCATATTGATGGTAACTGCGAGTCAGTTAAATCGATCGGCTGTGGAAGAAATTGAGTTTGATCACAGTCACATTTCAGGTGGTATATCTAAAATCAACACAGCAGACAATGTGTTTGGTATCTTTACTTCACGTGCTATGAAAGAGCGTGGCAAGTATCAGATACAGTGTATGAAGTCTCGGAGCTCGACCGGCGTTGGTCAAAAAATTGATTTGGAGTACAACATTGAAACAATGCGCATTACTGACGAAGGTGGAGAAGATGGAGATCAATACTCCAAGAAACCATCAACATCAATCATGGATTCGATCAAAGCCCGCAGTCAAGTTACCCCGGCTGCTACAAGTGAAGATACGCCACCATGGGAAAGCCCGACCCCTGGTGTAGACGTTGCCAAAGTATCAGGCGATGTGCAAAGTGCCAAACTCAAACAACTGCTTGGCAAGATCAAAACTGGTTAAGCCGCAGTAATCACAGCAGTCCAAGTAGTAATACCATCAGTGTTGACATACATGCGATTGTTTGTGGTGCTACCATCAGTGCGTAGATACAACGATCCCTTGGCCGCAGTTAAAGTAGGCGCACCAGATCCAAAGAACACGCCAAGATTGGCAGTGCTTGACAACTTGTAACCAGCACCAGTTGTGCCACCTGCAGGTACAGCAGTGCCTGATAGTATAGTAGCATTGCCCACAGCAGATAGCACAGCACTTGACAACACATTGCCACCGGTGACGTTGCCACTTAAACTTGCAGTGGTACCAGTGTGAGTGATAGCATTGACGTTGGCACCGCCTAATACATTGCCACCAGTGATGTTGCCAGTGACTGATATCAGCCCGCCGGTTAATAAGTTGCCCCCGATGACATTGCCGGTTCCTGTTACATTACCAATGCCATAATTGATATTGCCACCAGTGATATTGCCAGTAACTGAAACCAGTCCTCCAGTTAGTATATTTCCACCAGTGATGTTGGCTGCACTGGTTATAGTAGATGTTGCAGAAATTAATCCACCAGTTAAAATATTACCGCCAGTGACGTTGGCTGTGGCACTCATTATACCTGAGGATTTTAAATTGCCTGCTTGTATGTTTGCAGTTGTGGTGATATTTGCTGTGAGATTGATTGCACTAACAACGTTACCGCTGAGACTTAACCCTGCAACATTCAAATTGCCACCAATGATGTTACCTGTGGCACTGACTACACCAGCAGTATTGATGTTACCACCAGTAACGTTGGAAGTAGCACTAACAAAACCTGATGTAAGCAAATTGCCAACAGTGGTATTACCTGCAAAGGTGTTACCAGTTGCTACGATGCTACCAACAATATTGCCACTCACATACAAATTACCACCAATGCCAACGCCGCCGCTAACAATCAATGCCCCAGATCCACTACTACTACTCACTGTAGTATTGGCAATAGTCACAGGATTTGTATAGTAACTTAGCGGACGATTTAAATCAAACAATGTAATAATTGTACCAGCATCAGAAGTCACAAACCCAAATTCAAATATGCCAGTGGTTGCAAAAGTAATCACATTGCCCGAGTATCCTTGTACACCTGTTGTTCCTACACTTACTGCGGCAGGCAATGTCAATGTGAGGCCAGCAGTGCCTACTATAATTTGTACACGCAACATGCCCACAGATCCAGATTCTGGAAAGTTAGTAAAACTCAAACTAACATTACCGGCCATGGCAATGGTTTGATAATGCCCAGCACTGTAGTCAATGGCAATTGATCCTGAAGTGGCCGCAAGCACCACTTGTGTGGCTGAAAAATCTTGTATTTTAGCAGCATAGATAAGATTGTCTGCCATGTTGTTGTCTAACGTGGTACCTGTCAGTGCAGACTTTAGAAGCACTTTGCTTTGCAAATCGTTTACTTCGTCCTCTGCGTATTGAAAATTCTGTTTGATATTGGTAAAATTATCACGCATGCCCTGCGTATTATTACTGACGCCTGCTGTGGGGTAGAGTCCGTCTATGTTATTGGGATTGATCTGACTAGTCATACTGGTTCCTTGTATTAGATATTTATTGCAACGGCAATTCCGCTAAATAATCCAAAGGTCCTTGAGCAAATGCAAAAGAAAACTAAAAGTATATTAGAAGAACTGGACAGCCTGTACATAGAACGTGATCGCAGAGCCATCATAGAAACTCGCGCCAGCAACCTAATCGAAACAGCCATTCGTTTGCTGGAACAAATTGACAGTGAATTTCCTGCTGACCAAGCCGAAAACCTGCAACGTAAATTGTTAAATGCAATACGTCATAGAGATACTGGCAAGTTCTCAAGGTCTGTAAGGAGAACCAATGCAGATATTTGAACTTACCCAAAAACGCAAACTCAACGAGTACGATCCCAGTAGATCGCCACCTGGCACACCTAATTACGCCACAGGAGTTGGGCCTGGGGTAAAACCACAGATGACAGTCACGCCTAAAACGACAGGTACCTCGGCTGCACCTGCTCCAGTTGCGCCTGCTCCAGCGACCCCAAATTTTGGAACTGGTGTAGGACCAGGAGCAAAATCACAGATGACTGCTACGCCCACGGTTCAGAGTTCCCCAAGTGCAAACGCACCCGCAACTCCACTTGCTACACCATCTGGTGGCCCCAATTATGGAACTGGTGTAGGACCAGGCGTAAACTCACAGATGACTGCTACACCTACAGCGCAGGGATCTTCTGCTGTAACTCCTACACCGGCACCTGCTCCAGCACCTGCTCCAGCACCAAGTCAACCTACATACAATGTTCCGTTGGCCAAGGTACCTGCTACAAATACAGCCATGCCATCAAACATGTCAACCACTGGATCTCCTGTTGCTACAACTCCTGCACCTGCCCCTGCACCTATAGCGGGAGTTGATCCAGCACTAGCGGCAGCGGGCAAGGTTAAAATGACTGGACCACAAGGAAGAAAAGCCAACATAGGTGGCGCCATTGCCAATGCAATGCAGGCATACAATGCCAACAAAGTTGGCCTAGGCTACCTGTTGCCTAAAGATGCCAAAAACGAAGTATACACAGACAGCACAGGCAAGATAACCATAGATGGTGTACCTTATGATGCTACCAATCCCGAGCATCAACGACTTGTAGGTAAAATAACCATAGGTGGCAAACCCTACAATGGCGCTGATCCAGAACATAGTGCAGCCTACTTGGCGTTTAAAAATACTGCCGGTAGAGGCGGTGCCGACATAGTAAAAATAGACCCTAGCGGCAAAGTGACCATAGCGGGGCAGCCTTTTGACCCTGGTAATCCAGGCCATGTCATGGCCTATAGACAACATGTATTGTCGTCGTCCGTTGTTCACGCTCCACCTCCTGCTCCACCTCCTGCGCCAGCGCAAAAACCACCAGCGCAACAACCACCAGCGACTCAATCTGGACAACCTGCTCAGCCAAGCCCAACAACAGAATCTTTAACCTGGAGTCGCAATTTTGACCCCAGTGCTACACTACTGAAAAAGATGAAATCACACCTATGAAAAGTCTGCGCACACTATTAGAAGGCGGCAACGTATTCAAAGACTCAGACGGCCAACCACTTACTGGACGTATCAATCAAAGCGATGTGCCTGCCACAGTGCAGTGGATTGAACAACTCACAGGAATAGAGTTTCCACGTGATCGTTGGCTGGGATCAACAGGCAAGGCCGCCACATCGGGTGACATGGATCTTGCTGTGGATGTGAATGAAATCTCCAAAGATCAACTGGCACAAAAACTCATGCAATGGATAGCCAGCCACAAACTGCCCCCAGCAGAGTGGATCAAAAAGGGCGGGGAAGTACACCTGCGCACACCCATACAAGGACGTCCTGAACTGGGCTATGTGCAAACAGACTTCATGTTCTTTCCCAACTTGGACTGGGGCACATTTTTTTATTCTGGCGGTGAAGGATCAGCCTACAAAGGTGCCAACCGCAACATATTGATGTCAAGTATTGCCAAGCAACTGGGACTCAAAGTAGGCGCCAATGGCATGTTCAGCCGCACCAGCAATCAACTTGTAGACGGTGGACTAGATCCAGACTATGTGGCCAAAACATTACTAGGTCCACAAGCAACTCGAGAAAATTTAAAAAATGTAGAAAGCATTTTTGCCGCATTGGCCCGGGACAAAGACCGAGAAGCCAAGGTCAAGGACTTTCGTGAATATTTGACTCGTGAAGGTTTGCAACAACCTGATGCTGTGAAAGAAAATGCAGACACATACTTCCTGGCACGCCTGCGTGACAGGATTGTAAACCAAGGCATGCAACCCTTGGTGGAAGCGGAACCTGTAAATCCTTATAGAATTTATGAAGCAGAAGAAGCAGGAGTGGGCGGCAAAGCCAAAGGTATTGAGCACTTGGAAGATTATGTATTCCGCAACGGGCTGCCTGGTGTCGCCACAGCCTTGCAAATTGTACAGGCAGCAGCCGAGTCTCCTGCCAAAACTACCACGGTAAAGTGGGACGGCAAACCTGCGGTGATATTTGGGCGCAAACCCGAAACTGGTGAATTTGTGCTCACAGACGGTTCAGGATTTGAAGCCAAAGGTTATGATGGCCTAGCAACAAGTCCTAGAATGATGGCTGACATACAACGTACACGTTCAGGCGCAAGGGACGAGTTAATTCAACTATATGCAACACTGTGGCCCAAACTAGAAGCAGCCTTGCCCGCCAACTTCCGTGGCTATGTCAAAGGCGATTTGTTGTACATGAACACACCTCCTGTGGAAGCCGGTAACTACGTGTTCAAACCCAATACTGTGCAGTATCGTATTCCTGCAAAAACATCACTGGGTCAGCGTATTGGCGCCAGCGACACAGGTATCGCCATGCACTCCATGTATGCAGATGCAGGCGATGCACGCCAGCCACTAAGCGGTGTGCGTTTCAATGATGTGCCCGGCTTGTTGCTGATTGAACCCATTGGCGGCAAAGAAATCGTGCCCAACGCTGGCCTGATCAAACAAATCAAATCTGTGGCCAACAGTGCGGATGGTCGTGCCATTGCCACATTGTTCAACCCTGCAGAACTACGTGCTCAACAGATCACAGATCTGGCAAAATTGTGTGTGGACTACATTAATTACAGAATCAAACAACCTGACCCTAGTTTTGACAACCTGCTGGGCGGGTTTGGAGATTGGTTACAAACCAAAGTTACGCCTAAAAAATTCAACAATATTGTGGAATACTTGAACAGTCCTTCCAGCAATGCAGGCGCACTGTCGGCTGCATTCACACTGTTCATGCTACTGCACGACTTAAAAATAGATATCCTGCGCCAGTTGGATTTAAAAGATCCTGGGCACGAAGGTTGGGTCATGGCCACCCCTGCGGGCTATGCTAAAGCGGTAAATAGATTTGACTTTACAGCAAGAAATGCGGCGCAAAACAATCCGCAACAGGGCTAATTTTTACCAAAGGTATAAATAAAAGCAGGTCCACAGTGACCACTTAACTTTAAAGGAAAATTATCATGGCACAGTTTACAAAAACAAACGGAACCACACAACCAGTATTTGCACTGGACGTGGCCAACGGTTCAATCTCTGGAACAGCTAACGTTGCGGCCCAAGGCCCAGTGATGTTGTCTGGCCCACAACTGCAATTCTTCACACTCACAGCAAACGCTGCACTTACCAATGCTGGTAACGTCAACGGTTACTTGAACAATGTGTTGCAAGCAGTTCAATCAGGTGCTGGCTTGACAGTTCCTGGCGGTACAGTTGCTTTCTATCAAGCAGGTGCAACAGCCGGTACTATCAACTTGGCTATCTACCCAGCTGGTGGTTACACAACTGCTCAGTTGGTTGCTGCTGCTCAAACAGCCAACGCCACAGGTGGCTTGAACATTGGTATTCCAACTGCCAACGTTGCTGCCAGTGCAACATTCACTAACCTGTAATCAGTTTAGTTCCAACGCAACCCTGGACGTAAAAAATCCAGGGTTTCTTTTTGGCGTTAAATATGCACATAATGAAAGTCTTGTGCCGCACCCTTTTTGATTGTACCTTCACTGGTGTCACTGGACATCTTCGCCCACAGCAGTTACCATTTACCACAAAGACAGGCTTGGTAATCAATACCCCTGAACAATGGAATCGTGCTCGCAATCAGCAACGCAACTGGGAGAGTCTACTGCAAATAATGAGCCTGCGAACACAGCCCATGAATGTGGTGCCACCTACAAAACACACTGATGGATGGCACTTTGAATTTGACGTAGAATCTGAAGGCGTGCTTGGCAGCAATTTTGGCAGCGATGATTTAGATGGACTTGTTGGCGACTGCGAAGGTGTGCCCATGGTCACAGGCCTAGACGAAGCAGAAGTAGTCACTGCCACCTTGCATGCACAAGGCGTCAATCAAAACATTTGGTTTCAAACGGTAAATAACTCATTGGAGCCCGACCATGGTTGATACCACTGACATTGAAAAGAAAAGCCTTGAAGCCCACGTTGAACTGTGTGCAGAGCGTTACCGCATGCTAGAACTCAAAATAGAAACAGTGGAAAATGAAATCTCAGCAGTCAAGCACATGGTGTCAGAAGTACATGACATTGTGCGCCGAATGGGCGAAAAACGCAACGACCAACTGATTGCTTGGGGCATAGGCATCATAGGCACACTGTTGGCTGTGGTAGGTTGGCTCACAGCCCACTATATCAAGACGCTATGACTCGTGATCAAAAATTAGAACGCTTTGCTGAGCGTGAACTCAAACGTGTGTACACTGAACTCATCATAGATGATGAACACGGTGGCTATGTAGCGTTTGGGCGTTATCATTTGCGCCCCGAGTCAGCCGGCTTTGCAGTGTATCACAGTGATGATCTTGTGAGCACATTTAGTAGCAAAAAAACTGCCATGTCATGGTGTGTGGCAGATCACTTGCAACAGTACCGTCTGGCACAAAACATCCGCATACTTGACAACAAAAAACAAACACTCACTGCTGATATCCATTGCCGACGTGGGCAGGCGGATCGTAGCAGTCGCCCCGAATTCCGAGAAATGGTGCGCACCAAACTTGCACCCAAAATTGAGAACCTTACCTTGCTGAATCAAGAACTTGAAAAATGTTTAAATTCGGCTAAATATCTACAACTAAGAGGATTTGCCAAATGAAATTAACCGAACTGGCCACACCAAAAAAGAGCCGCCAAGTAGCCCAAGTATTCGAAAGTTACTTTGGTACCAAAATGCCTGTGAACCGACTCACATTGCGTGAAGCACAGGCCATGTTAAAACGTGTGCGTGGTGTCATAGCTGAACATCAGCGCAGTAGTACTCGTCACACCAGCGAGCGCAATCCTGCTTACTTGAAACTGGTGATGATGGAACAGGCTTTGGCACATCGTGTGAGTGAGGACATGGTTCCACCTGCAGGCACTGCACCAGCAGCCGCTGGCACAACTACAACACCTCAACAAAAGACAGCACAAGACGCTGCCCAAACATTGGCCACAACAAAAGATCCTGATCTCAAAGCAGCATTGACCAAGGCATCAAAAGGTCAGTCATTGAATCCTGATGAGCAAAAACTTGTTGCTGGTGCTGCTTTAATGAAAACAGAATCACAACTTCGCAGAGCCTATCAAATGTTGAAAGAGTCTGAAGTTCAGCAAGCACAAGTTGTGTTGGCCGCTCAAGACATGGTAGACAAAATGCAATCAATGTTGGAAGACACAACCGAAATGCAATTCAAAGAACTGCCTGCTCTAGTAGACAGTATCCGTAATCAAATTGGCATTGAACAAGCCACACAATTCAACAGTGATGCCACTGCGGCGTTGCAAGGTCTGGTACAAAATTTACAAGGTGCCAAGCAACAACTTGAAGCGGCGTTGGGAGTAGTAACTGGGCAACCTGCACCACTTGATACCAGCATGGCTGCCAGTGGTATAGGTGGCGAAGTTCCTCCTCCAGTCGCCGGTGCTGAAATGGGCGCTGAAATGGGTGCTGACATTGGTGCCGATTTAGGTGCTGAAATGGGCGCTGAAGAACCTGCACCGGCAGGGGCTGCTCTGGGTAGAGCACGTAGATAATGAGAATTGACGAAGTTGAAAATAGCAAAGCGCCAGATCCTAAACAATTGTTGGGTCTGGTGAATTTTCTTTCTGGACGAGCCGATGACGAAAATGCACAAAAGCAAATCAGCACAGATGCATTTATATCCGCTGCTCGTAGTCTAGGCTTCCCAATTAATAAAAAAAATGTTGTTAGTGTAGTAAGTCAAAGCCCATTGGATTCAGTGTTAGAACCAATCGATCCACAGAACCCTGCAGTAATCAAATACAAAGGCGCCGCACCCGACGGCCCAACCGAAATGCCAGTAAACAAAGCACAAGATATTGTGGCCGCATCGGCCAAACAAGCCGCTGCCAAAGACCGCGGTTTATAATCATTCCCATTGACACTTGTTAGTAAATACGCTATAATCAGCGAAGGAACATCACATGGCCTATTCAGAAAAAGTAATTGATCACTATGAAAACCCACGCAATGTGGGCAAGTTTGAAATTGACGACACCGTTGGCACAGGCATGGTGGGTGCGCCAGCATGTGGCGATGTGATGAAATTGCAAATCAAAGTTGAAAACGGGATTATAACAGATGCTAGGTTCAAAACATACGGATGCGGAAGTGCGATTGCCTCATCCTCTCTTGTTACCGAGTGGGTTAAAGGACGAACGCTTGACGAGGCCGCAGCTCTTAAAAATTCAGAGATTGCTCAAGAACTCGCATTGCCACCAGTCAAGATTCATTGTTCTATTCTTGCTGAAGATGCTATAAAAGCCGCTGTAGAGGACT